TCTCAGTGGTGTAGCTCGCCCAGACAGGCCACTTCCGGAAGCCGAAGTGATCGTCGTTCAGTCCGCTGGCAAACCTCGTCCGTTGACGAAGTTCGCATCCGAAGAGCTACTTCTTCGACCCTTGCACAAGACGATCTATGATCATCTTAGTAAGAGCCGTTGGTTAGCTCGCGGTGACGTGACGAACGAGATGCTTTCCAAGGCCGGGTTCAACGATGACGGCATCCTTACCTCTGGTGACTACGCTTCGGCGACCGACGGTCTGTCGATTGAAGTTGCGGAAGTCATGGTTGAGACAATGATGTCAACGTCGTCCATCGTCCCACAGTCTGTTCGTTCCCGCGCTTCCGAAATCCTCAGGCCATTTTTGTATTGGCTTGAGGATGACGGGTTTGGCGGGAAGGAACGACGCGATGTGGGAGTGCCTCGCATTGGTCAGATGATGGGCTCTTACCTCTCTTTTCCCCTTCTTTGCATGCAGAATCGAATGGCCTTCTTGTGGTCACTTCGATCTTGTGGGCTTAGTTGGAGAGAAGTTGTTCGAGTCCCTTGTTTGATCAACGGCGATGACATATTGTTCCAATCCTCCTCGGAGGTCTCGGATCGATGGATGTCGACCGTCGGTGGGCTTGGTCTTGAAGTCGAGCGGACAAAGACAAGCGTAGACGTTGAGTACGGTTCTTTGAACAGTACTCTGTTGCGTCGTGTTGGTGGCTACCTTCGGGTCGTGCCAACACTTCGCTTTGGACGTCTTCGCGAGTCAGAGTTCGTGACTTCTCTTGGTCGTGAGTTCTCCCTGTTTCTTGCAGGCGTTTCCAGCAATATCCGTTTTAGGGCGGGTATGGTCTGGTTCCGTAAGAAGATAGGCTCTTTGAGGTCAACTAGATTGACTCTACATGAGCTTGGCTTCCGAGGGACGCTAGCGTTGAGACTGGGGCGACTCTTCGGTCTCGCTTGTTGGGCGAGAGAGGATGTTGTTCCACCACCGGCTCCGGTAGGCCATAACGTTATTCTTCATCCGGAGGATTTCGTTAGGATTCCCGAAGCGCAGACGACGGAAGAAGTGAGGTGGATTTCCGCTTTGGAAGGAGCTTCTTGGAAGTTCCAACTGAAGTGGAAATGGCAGAGGGACAAGGATGTACTTCGGTACTGCCTCGCCCTTTCTTCCGTCCGACCTACGGAGCCCCGTTGTGGTGGGATCAATACCTTATCTTTTGCCGCTTCACAGTGGCATGGGAGGAGGTTGACAAATGAAAGGAGTCAGCAGAAAGCGTCCGAGGAGCGGGCGTTTCTTGAAAAGAGAGTGGTGGGTGAACGGACCGTTGCCATTCCCGTTCGTGTTTTGGATCTCCAAGACACGATGATTCGGGACAACGAATTCCCTCCGGCATACAGCGAGGCTGGTCAAAGCGCCAGGCACGATTCTGTCGTCGGGCCCGGTTTAGCCGGGTGCTATTACGAGAAGAAGGAGTGAACGGACGTAGCATTAGCTACCCAAGGATGGCACGTACTGGGCGGGGCTACAGTTAGTAGGGCGGACACTCGGGGAAGGCTCCCACCACCTGCGAGGTGAATGGGTCGACCGATTGCGGGTCCGGTGCGACTGGTGTAGCGGATTGCTGCCGATAATGAATTCGACGTTTCCCGAAAGGAAATGCAACCTTGGCGGGTTATAAGGAAAGGTAGTAATTAGGAAACGAACGGTCCCTACTGACGGCAACGTCAGAGGGTTGCACTGCTGGACTTGTGTCTCTAGGGGCACGAAGCGGAGTGGGGGTGTGTCAGTAATGGCATTTCCGACGCTCCGTGAGCCAAGCTGCGAAGCCTGTAGTTCCAATCAGTACTGTTGCCTAGGGCGGCGACGTGATGCGGTGAGGCGGGATTTATTCCGCGGCCACGAAAACAATTGTGTGGTGC